ATCGGGCCACATGTGATGATCTTTGCCTGTGGCATGATCTCAAGTTGATAGGTGGTCGAGTGTCCCCAACAGAAACCAATCTCAAAGATCGATTTGGGTTTATAGTGTTCCTGCACATAACGAAATGCCGCATAGACATCGTCTTGGGGTGGCATATAACCCCAACCGTCTGTGGGCCATGTAAGGTGATCTAAGTTCATACAAAAAAGTCCTCAATTGTGTTCGGTCTATTACCAGTAACATACTCAATGAAATCAGTTTCGTTTAAATTTTTAATCGGACAGTTTTGCCAATTGGTTGTGCCATCACGATTCAACCTGAACCAATGTTTGATGTTTCGATCTTCTCTAAACGTTTTAGAAGAACTGTTTTCTGTGTTGTAAGAATTTTTCACAGACCAAAAGTGTCCGTCAATAATAAAGTCGACACCCCTTGGGCGTCTGCGATTTCTACCAACAAATGTCACGTTCTCATCAGAATTTTCATTCAAAAAATCTTCGAGCAATTTGCCAATTCGCATCGTCTCTCGTTTCACTTTAAGATGTGTCTCTAACTCTTTTCCAGAACAGAGTAATCTTAATAAAGGATCGATCATACAAAAAAGTCCTCAAGGTTTACTTGATCCTCGGCGCGCCATCCGACCGCATCCAGAATGGGCGTCAATGGGTCAAGGAATGTTTTATCAAACATTTTACCATAATCTATACGGGAATGCAACCCTAGTTCCTTGGGTAGACCCATCGGAAACGAGACAATGTTCTCACGAATCTGATTGGGAACCTTGAGGTAGATGAACTTGACCTTCTCACCGTCCTGTATCAGTTCGTACCTATCCTGTAAGTCTGCCTTCTTGATATGGTGGTTGTAGAGTAATGCGCCTCGTACATGAATTGGTGTAGACTTTTTATATATGGTGTCACGATCAGCCCATTTGTTCAGATCCGAGATGCCACGGGGGAACGCAACTTCTTCTGGTGTAAGGTTACTGAATTCGGACTTAAAGTCTGAAATGAACCGTTGTGTGTCTGATTCGGTACCTTGTATGATAACCTTAAAGATCTCTTTAAACTTCTCGCGGACAATCTGTGGGGTCGAACTCTTGATGGCCTCGATACCCATCATCTTCAACTTGGGTGTTGCATATTGTACACCTTCGTTGTTATGTACATTCAAAATGTAACGCTTCTTCGCCATCCAGATACCACGGTCAGCAATCGCCTCTCGTTTCATTACCATGCGGTTTTCATAGGCGTTGGTCTCACGAGCAAGGGTATCATATGCACGTGCAATGACCTTCTCGAAGTGTTCGTCACAGATCTTGTCAAGAAACTTCACGGGATCTTTGGGATTGAACTTCTCGACCAGTGGTGCCATGTTGATATAGACTGAGTCAGTATCAATCGCAATCACATAGTCATCATTTGTTTTGAGAAGATTATTCATCTCATCGTTCACGGCCTTCTCTGCGGTCTTGATTGCACGTTGACCAGACAGAGTCACACCCTCGGCGATACGGTGGTCAAAGTAACGAAACCATTTGTTCGCAAGTGCACCATAGAGAGAGTTCATAAGAATCTTGATACCCATCTGTTGGTTGTCAAGGTTCGCGATCAGGTTCTCTAGTTTACGTGACGGATTCTTCTCGTACTCTTGTTTCGCCTCCAACATCTGTTTCTTTATTTTGGTACGATTGGTCGAGAACTTCTTAATCACTCGGGGCATGATACCTTCGAAGTCAGTGCGGTAACACGTACCGTTGGCCGTCTGTGCACCTTCGAGATCCAGAGTTTCGGGTGACATATTGTACTGTACAATAATGTTAGGATACAGAGAGTTCAAGTCGAACGACACAACCCAGTCGTGTGCGCCTACCATCGGATCTTTCACATAACCACCGACGATCTTACCTGCATCGTGTTCTATGGGTGGTTTGGGTGGGATCACAATATTGTCCTGCAACAGTTCGTTGTAGATGATCGTATCCCAGATCGCCGTGGTTCCTAGTGCGTCGATTAGATTGGTCTTTGCATTATAGGACATGGTCATCACCAGAGAAATGATACCAATCTTCTCTTCGAGTTGTTCGACCAGTGCCACGTCTTTTACGTTATAGTCAATGAACTTCTGGTAATCGTGTTTGTATAGAGAGTGCAACGAACCATATTCTTCATAGGATAGTTTACGTTCACCTAACACAACGTGTGCAATGTTGTCCAACTTGTAGGATTCTTGTTGACCATAGGTGTTGAGAGTAAACTTCTTGAACAGATCGAGGTAGTCGAGTTGTGTGATGCCTTCTAGTTCCCATGCGGTCTGTTCGCGCCCACCCATCGTAGGAACGTTCCTAGGACGCGCCAGTTTCCACGGAGAGAGACGTTTGTAACTTTCACTACCCAAGAGACCCTGAATTCGGTGTACGATGTAGGTCATATCGAACAGGCGAGAGTTCCAACCTGTGACAATGTCGGGAGTATTACCTTCCCACCACCCAAGGAAAGCGTTCAGAAGAGAGATCTCATCCGCAACCTTGAAGTACGTCACATTGTCTGGCGCGACATAGTCTCCCATACCCCAGACGATATAGTTGGGGGATTTGCTGGACTTGACACAGATCGAGATGACAGGATGTTTTGCCTCTTCGGGGTCGGGGAATCCTTGGTCAGACGCCACCTCGATATCCATATACAGAATGTCAACCATGTCAGGGTCGAACTTGATATCATAGGGAAACCGATTCGAGAGAAACTGACTCACAAAGTTTGTGTTGCCATGCACCTTGAAGTTCGGAACGTCTTTGTATTGTTTTACAAAGTCCTGCGCCTCACTCATCGAACCCATCTGAATAGGTTCACAGGGTACACCATAGAGTGTTTTGTATTTGCCTGAGGCCTTGGCGGACTCGACAAAGAGAACTGGATTGAATGGAATACGTTCCTCGACTCGCTGGCCGTTTTCGTATCCACGATAGAGTATTTTGTTGCCGTATCGGCAGACTGAGGTATAAAATTTCATGTGACCATTATATAAAAAGTTTACGAATTAGTCAAGCGTTATCCACAGAGCATCGGGATGTTCTTTCATAGTGTAGAATTGATTGTCTTTCTTTTTTTGTTTCTCACGATCCGTCACAGTACTACCATATTTTTCATCGAGAATCTGTGTCACGGGTGAATCCCACATCTTAACTGGTGAGTTGTAGGCACTACTGACATCGTGATTCAGACCAGTCTTGTTTGTCCAGTCTTTATTCTTAAAACGGTTTGCAGGCCAGTAAGTACAAAGGTGGTCGTCTCCATGTTTTCTTCGCCACACATCAGTAACGGTATGCAACAGTTGCATAGGCCCACGGTCATAATTTTTTTCAATACGTTCGCAGTACATCTGTGCAATCTCTGGAATGGTAGTCCAAAACTCGTTGGCCATTCCCAGTTGCATTGAAGACTTCTTTCCTTTCCACTTGGACAGGATCATGCGAAAGAACTCTTCGCCCTCGGGTTTGAGATAAGCATCATGTTCCATGTTCCAAAAACGTTCACCCGATGCCATTCGTTTTGCGCTTCTGTAGTGAGTATGCAATGCAGCGAGTTCTTGTGGTGACCTACGTTCTAAATTGTTATTAACACCTTCCAGAAGAGTATCTGGCGTGATACATTGGACGACTTCGACTTCAAAAATGTCCGAGACGCGTTCCCACGATCTTAATGCAACTTCCATGTACTTTACTGCAAGTGGATTATTAAGATCCACGTTCATTATTCCACGTGCTAACATTTTTATTCTCGTAACAAAAACCTAACCATATTTATGAGATCCCACACGTACCGAAGCAGAGGTGTGGGACATATTTTACAGACCTAGTCTTTTGTGTAGATCATCCTGAACTACGTCTTGACCAAAGGTCATCTGATCTTCGGTGATCTCAACGTATGTTACAGGTTCTTCTACTGCAAGAACGGTTTGAGTGCGCACGGGCGATAGTAGAATCGTTACTACGAGTCCTACCATTAATGTTGCCTGCAATACACTTGCGAGTTTTTCTTTAAATGTGTCGTCCATCATTCTCCTTCAGATTCGGGTTGTTGTTTGCCAATGGGTATGAAACGAGGACGCTTCTCTTCGGGGAGAACTACTTTCAGGTCAATGACCAGTAGCCCATCTGTGAAGTCTGCTCCATCAACAACAACGTGTTCCGATAACCTGAAGGTGCGAGTGAACTTTTTGGTCGAGATCCCTTTGTGCAGGAACTCGCGTTCTTCATTTCCTTTGGATCCTTGTACGATAAGAATGCCATCTTTAACTTCAATCGACAGTTCTTCGCTCTTATAACCAGCCAGCGCAAGTTCAATCGAATAAGTTGTCTCACCGTATTTGACCACATTGTGAGGAGGATAGAGTTTGTTGTCTGCCATTTCTGACAGGCGCTCTATCTCATTCCAAACGTGATCGAAACCAATAAAATGTGAACGTGGAAAAGTAAATGCTTTAGTTACCATAACGGTACCTCCTAATTAATTTAAGCAAGGTTGTGTTGTATATGCGACCAGTCTATCTGCATCGCACGGGTATTTATACATGTTGAACATAAAATTTGTATAAATATTTTTGCATGTCATAAAAATGACATCTCATTGTAACATTTAATTTGCTGTGAAGCAATAATGCGTTGTGAAACGCAAGGAGAAACTTATGAAAAATCCAACTTTTGTCGCACGGTCTTTCGTGGTATTAACCATGATGACCACTTTACTAGTAACGATTCCGTTGACTCGTGCCGATGACGAACTACAGAACATATACCTAGAAACCAAAACTCATACATGGGAACTAGATGTTCAGTGTCGAAAAGATCTCCACCCAGACACAAAGGTCGAGGTGAAGACCCATCCTAATGACATTCATATAAACGGAAGAGTCACCGTTCAGCAAGAGAAGAAAAGACAGGCCTGCCGTGTCCTTCAACTTGCGGTGGTGTTACGTTAACTGAGCTCGTAAAGTCAAGAGTATGTTTTGCGGAGAAGTTTCCCCATAAGGATCTTCTCCTGCATTGTCCTGCTTGTTGGGTTCGACCCATTTTTGTTGAATAGTCATATTGTCTACCAGAACCGCATATCGCCACGATCGCATACCAAATCCAAGATTGTCCTTTGCGACAAGCATACCCATCTGACGAGTAAACTCACCTGAACCATCAGGAATGACTTTGACATTTACAAGATTCTGAGTCCTTGCCCATGCGTTCATCACAAAGGCATCGTTGACAGACATACAATAGATCTCATCAATACCTAGTTCTTGAAAAGAAGGATACATCTTCTCAAAGTCTGGTAGTTGAAAGGTTGAACATGTGGGAGTGAAGGCTCCTGGCAATGAGAAGACAAGGGTTTTCTTATTACCAAAAAGGGTCTCAGAAGCCGTTTCTTCCCATCGGTATGGGTTGTCTCCACCAATAGATTCATCCCGAACTCTCATTTTAAAAGTAACACTAGGTACATTATCAATCATAATAATCCTCAAATATAAGTAGATGGGTCAGGTTGTTTCTCTACGCCAAAGGAAAATGTGACCCGTGATTTTCCTGTGATTATTTGATGATGTGTCCCACGTGGTATGTACACACAATCGCCCATTTTAAAATCTCGTGGAGTATCTGACCATTCAGTATTCTCCATACGTATCTGTACATCTCCCAGAACTTGAACAAGGAACACATCCATCTTGTCTTTGTGCCACGGATAACTTTCGTTGTCTTGACCAAAACCCATAAACATAATGTTGGATATGGGGTTCTTGTGAAAGAATGATTTCATTTCCAAAACAATGTTTTTTGCGAACTGGGGTGAACTAGGTCTCTTGTCACACTGTGTCAGAAAGAATCTCATCTTATCAGGATGATGATCTCTTTTATCTTCAGGATGTGTATCAAGGTAGTTTAACGCATCTTGCCACGTCCAGTCAACAGCAACAGTGCCCCAATGAGGCACTTTGTTCCTAACGTGTTCCGATATTATATTTTGGGCAAAGTTCCCACTCATTCTTTTCTTTAAATCCAATAATCTTGATCTGTCTCAATGGGGCCTGATCACTAGCACGAGATGGTTCGACGATACGTACCAATCCCCAGTCTGCAAGTAGAGTGGCAATCGTGTTACGGCGTTGGATGTCAGAGTCTTCTAGATTAGACTTCTTACCATCCAACAAGAACAATTCTTTGAAATGCACGATAAAGTATCGTCCCTGTTTGTGTAGAATGTGACAGGATTGATACAGTTTTTGATCACGCCTAGACGCAACCCCGATTCTTGTCAGAGTTTCGCGCACCTTCAGAAAATCATCTGGTTCATTAAGAACAATCTCCAACATGTCGTTGGGTGTCCATAGTTTATTTTGTTCCACCTTTATATGTCCTTTTTTTTATTATTTCAATTTGTTCAGGGGAGAGTAGAGGTAGAATTGATTTCGCCTTTTCATTACTGTATCCATAATATTCCTTTACCGCTTCTATGTTTCCCACTTCATCCGGCTTGTTCCACTTGGAGAACCGCTTTCTTTTTCTTACTATATTTAGTAAAAAATCATACTGAAGTTTCTTGTCAAGGTGGTGATATTTATTCAAAACGTTAACAATGTGAACTGTGTCGTTAAAATAAGACAATGAATGATTGGTTATATAAGGGTTGTATGCCTTTTCACTCTCATCATCCACGATCAAATTCTTCTTGGTGTCGTTGATAGACTTGATATATTCAAATGGGTTCATAATAAAGTTAGTCTCGTTTCGTTCTTGGGCCAGATAGACTCAGTGATGTTCTTCCTATCAGCGTAGTTCTTTCTCTTCTGCCCTTCTCCTGCCCGTGGCATTCTAGACAGAAAATTGATACTCAGTGTCGATCGGTTACCATTTATGGATATGTAATCATGCCATGTATCTTCGGTGCGTTGAAAGGTGAACATACGATTGGGTCGCCAAGGGGCGGTTTTGTACACCTCCCCACCCTTAGATCTATACAAACGTGTTCCGTTGTTAGAATCTGACATGTAAATAATATTCGAAAGAATCTTGTGTTTCGAATCTACATGCACTGGGTAAGTATATCCCGCACCACAGTTCGAATATGATATCTCAATGAGTTCATATTTCCCTTCAATCGAATACTCTTTCGCCAGTCTCTTAGCATATCCCATTAGTATGGCATCAATCAAGCCTGCTTCTTTCTGATAAAGAAACGTTTCCTCGAACAAATGAAACTCTGCAAGAAGCACATTGACCTTGTCTGTTGGTTTACCCTTGGGCCATCGACTGATCAGTTTTTTGATCATATAGAAATCTTCTGGACTCAGAAAATCATCCGTGATCCAATGAGTCCAAGGGTCTTTATATTCAAATGAATTCGACATTCGCCATAACCTCTGTCATACAAGCAACTAAGTTAAGTTCGTGATCTGCCACAAACGCATCTTTGTATTGATAGTCTGCGAGAATCAACACCAGTTGTGGTATTGATGCACTCACGACCTTCTCATACATACTGTCGTATATAGTGCGGAAGATGACAGAAGAATCTACGTCCATGTTGTTAGTAACCCATGATCGCATCTTCTTGAAGTCCTTGTCCTTCAGAGATTTAAACAACGCATCATAGGATGCATCGGTTTTGGTTAGTGATCCTAACTTGAGTTCACCGCCCATAGACGAACGTTGCAGTTCATTCAGAATACGCCGCCAGTCTGGCGCATGTTTCATGATGAGTTCTGCGATACCCTGCATTGTGGGGCCACCAATTGCAACACCCTCTTCTCCCATGATGAACTTGATTCGTTCCATCATTTGACCACAGAGAACCTGCATGTCTTTCTTGGACGTGTTGAACTCATAGACACCACACCGAGAGTGTAGTGGTTCGATGATACGGTTCTTGAAGTTACATGTCAGAATGAACCGACAGTTATCAGAGAACTCTTCGATGAACCCACGGAGAGCAGGTTGCGTTGATTGGGGATTGAGGTAATCTGCCTCATCTAGAATCACTACCTTGTATCCACCCATAAGAGATACACTGGAGGCGAAACGACGAATCTTTGTTCTAAGTGTGTCAATGTTACCATCCTCAGAACCATTGATCAGAATGTAATCCAGATCCAGTTCATTACAGATGGCCTTTGCAACGGTGGTCTTACCTAGACCTGCCGTGCCTGTGAACATCATGTTGGGAATCTCGCCAGTTGCGACGATGTCAGAAAAGGTTTTCTTGAGATGTTCGGGAAGGATACAGTCCGAGACCGTCTGTGGTCGATACTTCTCGACCCATAAAAATTCGTTCATAATTCACCATAATAAAAAAGGGGGACAGAGTCCCCATTATATCATTTGTTGAGTTGGGATTCAACTTCTTCAATCAGTTTTGCTTTAGTCTTGCGACGATCGAGATCAATACCAAGATTCTCTTTGGCCCATTCCTCGATTTGTAACTTAGTCATCGATGCAAAATCAACAACTTCTTCTACCGCTTCCTTTACATCATCAAGATCTACATCACCATCTCCATCGATATCAAAATCAGGTCTGGTTATATAGTACACTAAGCCAGTGATTGCAATCGCAAGCAATAGAACTATAGCTTCCATCATTATTTCTCCGTATCAGACTGTGTTTCACCCTGAAGAGATTCAACTTGCTGGATCAGATTAATACATTGATCACGTAACTGACCAATAGTTGATAACTCTTCCCCTCGGAAACCGCCGCGACCTGCGACTGTATCCACCACTGCGACTGTACTTCTCGTCACTCGATTGACTAGGTCAATCATTTGATCATTCATAAACAACTCCTTTTAAAATTTACTTGACTTCTGTAGCGCTACCCAATAGGTCGATTGACCCTCTGGATCTGTGTTGCAGAACATTGAAATAAGTTTCTGCGAAATACGGACTTCATAATCAGCGTCTTCGAGTAATTTGAGATTGTTGATGTTAAACACCGCACACATATCTTCACTCTTAGACTCACCCTCAACAACAACACTAAACGTGTTTGACGTAGAGTCGTCATTATCTTTTACTGTCAGCACTACTGCACCATTATCTATAGTAGCATTAACTTCGGTATGACCTAATGCTGCAGCTGCACTCTTGATCTTGTTCAGGGTCGCACGATCAATACGGAACCATGCATCATTGCAAGGTATATCGATAGTCTTTGTGACTGTGGTCAACGTGCTTGGATCGGAATAAAAGTATTTAATATTCGATCGACCTGACGAAGATGAGATCGTCACATAGTTATCTTCGAAGGTGAGATTCGGCGAATCCACCAAATTCAATACGCTCAAAAATTCACGTAGATCGTAGATACCGAACGATTTGGGGAATTCGATATCAAGATATGCCTGAGCGAGAACGGTTCGTGATTCAGATACAGTTCGAATAGTCGAACCTTCACCAATCAAAATGTTTCCGTTGATACCAGAAAAGTTGCGAAGCACCGCAAGGGTGCGATCAGAGAGTTCCATTATATATTTCCTTGATTGAATTTACACATATAGTCTAACAAAAGTTTTCGTCAAAGTCAATGGTTGGTTCTTCTTCTTTGACAAATATCTGTATACATTTTCTAAACCGTCTACCCTTCACCTCAGTAGATCGGTGATCCACTTGACCAATAGACACTGCAAGATTGTACTCAGGCGTAACACGATGCACCTTTCGGTTCTCATCCTTATACAGAAAGTCACCACCCCATTCGACACTCCATGTTCGATTGAGGTATATCGTAATGGCACCACAACGTTTCTTGTCTTTGTGTTTTGTGAAATCATTATGCCACTCAATGCATGATCCACCTGTCCATACAAAATACTGTACAGAGTTTCTTGACTCAGGTACAAGGTTTGGATAATGACGTTTTATGTCAGCACAAATCTTATTATACAATTTCTCATTGGATTTTGCAATCTGGTGTACCAATACCAAATTGTTGTATCGTTCGAGTTTCTCGTTACTGAAATCCTGTTCCTTTCCTTTCAACCAACCAAAGTTTGTTGTCCAGACATGTTCATTAGAATTGATAAGAGAGTCACAATACCGTGAGGCCTCTTCTGCAACCTTGGGTGAGAGAAAATTCTCGTGTTTGGCGAATCGATATCCTTCCATCATGCAATCACACTGAAGTTCTTACGTTTGACAAACTCTATCTTGTCTTCGAACTTTCCTTCTAATAGTTCACCTTTGTGAGAGATGATAAACACGTTGGAATCATCTCCTAGTGTATCTAGGATGTTCGTAAGATTGTCTACACCTTCAACGTCTAACGAGGAGTCAAACGTTTCGTCCAGAATCAGAAGATTCGTAGCGATAGAGTTTTTCATCTTAGCAACCTGTCGCCATGTGAACAACAAGGCCAAGTCGATGCGTTGCTTCTCACCCTCAGAGAATGAATCATACGAGAACTCATCACGGTGTCGTGACTTGATCGATTCCTTGAATGTGTCGTCTAGGTGGAAAGACACAAAGAAGTCCAACACTTGAAGATACTTGTTGACAAGGTTGTTGATCACAGGCAGATACTGCTTGATGATCTTGGTCTTGATACCAGTATCTTTCAACAGTTCAGTGATAACGGCAGTGTACGCACCATCATCAACCAGTTTCATTCTTTCGTCTGTCAGTGCCATTTTAGTCATACTGTATTGATCGAGTTGTGCTATTGACTCATCAACGTTACCAGTCTCTTCTTCTACACGTTGGATCTCTTCATGTAGTTTTGAGATGCGTGACTGTATCTGATTGATCTCAACGTTGATCTCATACTCTGCACGTATCTGATCTTGAATCTTTTCGAGTTGTTCGTTTACACTAGCCAGTTGTTCGTTGAACTCTGTGATCTTTTTGTTGGCTTCTTCGCGTCCTTGTTCGAACTTGTTGAACTTTGTTCGGGCTGATTCTGTTTTCTCCGATTTAAGTTCTTCTCCAATACCTTGATCACAGGTGGGACACGTGTCGTTACTTTCATAAAACTCTATCTCTTTCTGTAACTCTTTCTGTTTTACTTTGAATTGATGGTCGTACTTTTCTATTTCTCGAAGTTTTCGAGTGAGTGATTCGATCTCCAGTTTATAACTGTCAGATTCGTTCTCTTCGATCCCACTCTTCTTTTTCTCCAAAGCATCGATCTGCGCAGTGCAGTCTCGAATTTCTGCCAGTCGGTCAGAACGCTGTGCCTTTGCAAGATTCTGTAACTTCTGAACATATTTTTGTTGGGTGAAGATCTTTTCATTTATCAACTCCAGTTCACTACGGTTTGCACGGTCACGTTCTTTAAGTAGAGATACACGTTCCTTCAGAATACCATTCATCTTCGAGAACACATTAATATCTAGTAGATCTTCGATTACTTCACGGCGATGTTGTGCAGGTAACTGCATGAACGGTACAAACGACGACGACCCCAACACCACAATCTGGTGAAAGGATTTGTGGTTTAATTTGAGAATGTTTTGTTCGAGAATCTTCTGATACTCTTTGTTATGCGAGTCCTGATTGAGTAAGACACCATCACGATAGATCTCAAACTTAACGGGTTTGATACCCCGAATCACTCTATACTCAGATCCCAGTGCAGAAAACTCTACCTCGACTACACAGGCCTTGCCGTTGATAGAGTTTACCATCTGGTTCTTGGTGATACTGCGATGCGCCTTACCGAACAGAGCGAACGATAGTGCATCGAGCATTGTGGACTTACCTGCGCCATTCTGACCCACGATGAGGGTAGAAGAAGAGGCGTTCAGATCTATTTGGGTGAACGAGTCGCCGGTCGATAAAAAGTTTTTATACCGTAGGGTTTTGAATACAATCATACTTTTGCTTTAAATTTCACCAATGTATCAATGACCTCTATCTTATCATAACTATTCTCCAAAGTAAAGTACCTTTCTCTCTCTGGATAGTCATGTACAAAGACGATAGAATCTTCGTGTAGGTTGTTCATTACAAACGCACCAACCCACTGTCGTGCACGTCCGTCAATGAACACAATGTCCCATTTGGTGTCTTGTTTCATCGGCCACATAGAGTAGTCTACCACACACTCCCACGGAGTAGGGAATCCATATCGTGCTTCTGGGCGACCTTTCCAATCATCGGGAATCAACTCCAGACGATCCTTGTTCATAGGTACCAAGACGTGTTCTACGTTGGTGCGATCCGAACACATATCCTTAACCTTTTCATACCACTCGGGGTGATGATCTACTGTGGTCAAGGTCTTTACGAGAGGCGCAAAGTTCGGGGTTGAATGTCCAGAACCATATTCTAACATGGTAGTGGACGGACTGAGATGCGAGGCAAGATAAGAAAACTCTGCCTCAGTCATTTCAGGTTTGGGAAAACGATCATCATACCAACTCAAGGGTTTGTGCCTCCACCATTAGTTCACGTACCATTGTCTTGATCTTGCCTTTATCAAGTGAGGTGTCCACTGCTTCAATGTAACTATACAACAAGTCTTCGGTAGATTCAACAGATACTTTATCATCTTCTACAGAGGAACCCACAAACTCTTCGAAGTTCTCTGCGATTTTTAGTTCGTGAATCTTACGAGAGTTGACTCGGTCGATGAAGGACTCGAAGGTTCTTGGATCGGATTTGTTGACCACAATGACTTTGACAAACTTATTGTCTAGATGTCTAATGTCACTGACCATCGGGGACTTGACTGCCCACGGCGTCTTGCCTGTGTCGTCATAATAAATCTTTTCAAAAAGAGTTACTGTGTTCTGCACGGGGGTGAGTTCACGGGTGTCGGTATCGAACACGTGGAAGTACTTGGGATCGTGTGCATCACTCCAGAAGAATTCCATCTGAGATCCAAGGTAGTGGATATTACCAGACGAAGATTTCGTGTGATAGTGACCAGACAGAACCGTCTCAAACCGATTGAATAGATCTGGACTCATACCGTGGTCACAGACAATACCTGCCTGCATTTCGAACCCAGACAGTTCAAGGTGTGCACCACACACAGGTGCCTTACACCCTTTAAGGAACTTCATGGACTCTTCTTCGTTCTCTGCATTGATCCACGGAACAAGCGCAACATCTAGGCCATCATAGTTCACCACCATCGGTTTCTCGATGATGCGTACCTCTTCCATGTAGTGACCCAACAGTTCCTTGAGTGCACTCAGATCGTTGGTGTTCTTGTAGTACACATCGTGGTTGCCTGGGATGATATCCATATGAATCTTTTCTTTGCGGAGTACTTCCAGAAAGATCTTACGGTTGTGTTCCAAGGCCTTAAAGTTGATGAACTTACGATTGTCGTAGTAGTCCCCAAGGTGGAGAATCTTCTTGATACCATTCTCTCTCAGGTAGGGAAAGAATACGTCCGTATAGAACCTTTCTTGATACTCCATCATCACTTCGGATGAGTTACGAATACCCGCATGGGTATCGTTCAGCAGTGCGATTTTCACAGATCTTCCTCGTCTAAAAATTCTGATAGATCCGAGTCTACACGTTTTCGCCGACGTTTTCTAGTCTCTTGTGCAAATTCTTTTACGGCCTTATCAGTTTCTTTCACTGCGTCGATGCGTTCACGGAGTTCATCAACAAAGGATTGGGTCTGTCGAATCGCCTCATCGTTGTCTAGTTCGTCAGCAATAAGTGCACTGATATCACTCTCAGACAGGAACTTCATCTTGATTTCTTGTTGTTTCTTTTCTTTCTGAATACGTCTTAGGAACGCATACCATGCGATCTGTGTGAAGTATGCAAACGCATTGGGTTTACCTGTCCGAGTCGCAGTCTCTAGGTTGTAGTTGTCAATCGCCTTCAGACAGTTCTCTACTGCGTCCATCACCATTTCTTCCCGATAGGTGTAACGCACAAAGTTTGCCTTGTGAGACAGACCCTCTGATATCTTTAGAAAACACATTGCGATATAGTCCGTCACGATGGGTCTAGGTCGACCCTCTTCTTTACAGGTATTCGCTTCTGTTACATAATCAACGACTGCCTGAGAGAAGTCCGCATTGTTGACGTAGTGTGGTTTGTCTTTTGGTTTCATATAGTTACCTCACATAATTGATCTGTCATTATAACAAAAAGTGACATTGATTTCCAGCTGTGTATCGGATTTAAAACTCGATATGGAATGTCGACAGGGCTTGCTTTTTCCGAAAAGAAGTGTTACCCTAAAGCTGTGCTACGCCACCCAGTGAATATAATGATTTAGTGAACGGTGCCTTTGGGAAACGATATAACATTCGAGGAGGATGAATCTTGTGTCACCAATTCATTAGTGATCGTTTCTAGTTTTTCCTTAAACTTCTCTTCGAACTCTTTCATCTCAATCCTTCGATCGAGTATTCTTTTTCTACCCATAGCATGCATCTGCATCAAAGCATCAACATACTCTTTGACAAAGGAAGAGTTAGGTTTGGTGGTACTCATGATATGATCAGGATTGATCAGAATATATTCCATTGGATTCTCAACCATTGCATACCAAGGTTTCAATCCATAAACTTGATTAGAGAAATCTTCATCCAACACAAAGGTCAACACCATTGCATTACGAACAATGATATCTTTATTGTGTTCGTCTGGCCATTCCATCACCTCACAGATGACTTCATCACCACCTGTCATTTTAAACTGTACTAGATTCATCATATAGGCACCTGTGTAATTTTGTAGGGGAACTTCTCTCTCGTATAAATTTTTATACGTTCACCACTATGTAGTAGTGTAAAATTCTTCTTAGATTTGTAGTGTAGATCATCTGCAATATCATATA